ATAAGCAACTTGAAGGATTCAAGATAAAGAGTTACTTAGGAGAGAATGAAGATGGCTTTCCACAATTCAAACTAACCAAGCCTAAATATGCAGACGTACTTGTGGAAGTTAGTGCAGATGGAGAAGGTAACTATGGTGGTGTATTATTTTTAAGTGAAATGGAGAATATATAATGGCTTTTGACCAAATGAATATTAAAGATATGTTGTGTGATATGTATGACATTCAACGTCAAGTTAAAGGTACTTATCTTTTATATGATTGCCCAAAAGATAATGATGGCAGTAGTATAACTATGGGAGACTGCATTGAGAATGTCATTGAACAACTAGAACAAGAACTTACAAACAGAGGAGAAGAAATATGAAGATACATAGAGTAGTACAAATGCTAGGTGCAACAACTAGCACAGGTAAATTAGCAGATGATATGTATGACTTAGGTCACAAGGATTACTATTCAGAAGCAGAGGGTAGAGACATACCTATATCACACATGGACTTTCAACACTTGGTTAGGGCATTTGTAAAACAGAATGAGGAAGATGTTAGGACTGATACACAAGAAGGTAAGGTCAAAGACCAAGCTAAGTTCTATGATGAAGTTGTTGAAAAGAATGACAGAATATATAGGAAGAACTTGAAGAAACTTGAGATAGAGAATCAACGTCTTGTCCAACAACTTGAACATGATGAAACTGTAGTGTCTAAGGAAGCTTACCAAGTCATGTGGGATAACTGTCAGGAATTACAAAAGAAGTATGATGACTTAAAGACAAAGTCTGAGTATGATGGACTCAATGTAGAGGGTGTTCGTACTATGTGGGAAGCAAGATATGAGAATGAAGTAAACAACTCAGAGTTTTGGAAAAAAGCATATATGGATTATGATAAACAACCTAAAGGGTGTGGCTATACTTTCAGCGAGATACCTAACGATACTGATGGTCAAGAGTTTGTTGACACTATGAAGAAGTACTTCAATAAGAAGTCATACAAGATGAGAGTACGAGGACAACACGTTAAGCCTGAACTAAGAGGAACAGGTGTTACAAGTCATGGTCAGAACATAGATGAGTCAACACACTTGAGAGTATACATAGATGTCAAGTGAAGATGTGTGGAGAACTAATCCTAATATGCTAGTACCTTATTATCTCATGCACTCATTTATATATTACAATATGAGTGACTCTATCATAAGTGATAGCGAGTATGATGAGATATGTAGGGAGCTAAAAGATAAGTGGGATAGCATAGAACATTATCACAAACACTTAGTAGATGTTGATGCTCTGGGTGCAGGTACAGGCTATCAACTTAAATATAATAAACGTATTGAAAGTGCATCAATATTGTTGTATAACAAACATAATGAAAAGGAGAATAAGAATGGCAACAATAAATCTGACTGAAGGAACAGAGATAAGAGAAGAACCTCAAGTAGTAAAACTTAGAGAGATAAGGTTAGCTTTATACAAGCTAAGAGGTAATGATGGTTGTGTGCAGTACAACACAGAAGTCATAGACGAATTATGTAAACGATTAGAACTATTAGAACAGGAGATATAATATGTGGCATAGACTAGTAGACTTCTTTAATGAAGACTTTAATAAAAAATATGGTGAGGGTACAAAATATGACCTTGACTATGGTAAACTATTAATTATAGCACTATGTATTTACATAGCATTGGAGGTGTGATGAAGTACACAGTAGTATATACTGCAAATGGTAGGTATGATTCTCCTATGGATTATCCTACTAGTAGAGTAGAATATATACAAGGCGAGACTTTAGATATAGCTATTGATGAACACTTCAAGCACATGAAACGTTGGGCAATACGAGATATACATGGAGAGGTGGTCTTCTTAGAAGGACACATCAAACAAATAGATATAGGTGATGGTATTGGTCACACAATGAAGACAAACAAAGATGTAATTATTACAGGAGTAAATAATGACACTATTAAATTTACATGACCTAGTACAGAAGTACTATTTATCTAATGATTTCAATGTGTTAGCCGATAAAACTAAACATGATTATAGGTATTGTGCTTGGTCATTATTGTCTACTAAAGTTGATGGCAAAAGTTTGTCAGAAATAAGGCTGACTAAAATGACTGGTGCAATAGCACGAAGAGGATATGAGCAATGGCTTGTTCGTGGAATCTATCAGGCTAATGCCATCACATCTGTAGCACGTAAGGTATATTCCTTTGGTATGGAGATGGGTTATGCAGAAGCTAATCCTTTTTCTACCTTCAAGAGGAAGACACCTCATGCAAGGAATACTGTTTGGACAAAAGACCAAGTGGTTCAGTTCTTAGACGTAGCATACTCTGAATTTAGGTACAGAAACATAGGTTTGATAGTGCAAATGGCATACGAATGGTGTCAAAGGGTGGGTGATATGAGAATGTTACAGTTTACTACCATAGATTTTGACAAGAGTGTGTTAAATTTGCAACAGTCTAAGAGAAGAAGTGTAGTACACCTACCTATTTCTGTTGACTTATTGGAAATGTTAAAACAACAGAGGGAAGCATACGACTTTCAACCCTATGTTGCACCCTACCCTACTGCAAAGAGGGGTGTGTACTCGCCATATAGTATAGTAAGGCTGTCAAAAGTAGCTAGAAAGGTACTAAATTTGGCAGAGTTACCTGAAGACCTACGAATATCTGACCTTAGAAGGACAGGTACTACAGAAATGGTGGAAGCAGGGGTGTCTATGGGTCAGATTATGTCCGTGACAGGTCATGCTAACCCACAATCTGTTAAACCATACATGAAAAATACGTATGCTAGTGCAGAAAATGCATTGACACTACGAAATAACCATGGTAAAAGCAGTTAATGCCGACAAGGAAGGTGATATATGAATATAAATACGTACATTAAGGACTTAGACATAGGGATAGGCGAGAGTAAACGACTCAACTGCCCAGTATGTAACAGCTACAAGACATTTACTGTGACTAATAACATGGGTCAGATGCTATGGAATTGTTACAAACTATCATGTCAACTATCAGGCTCGAAACGTATGCCCTTATCAGCTAATGATATCAAGATGCATACACAATTTACAGAAAAGAGTAGCGAACCTTTCGTAATGCCTGAGTACATAGTGCCTTATGACAAAGAAAGTTACTATGATATACCTAATGATAACCTTATGTATGATGTGAAAGAACATAGAGTTGTGTTCCCTGTCATACATGAAGGCAGAGTTGTTGATGCTAATGGTAGGTCACTAGGAAAAAGAATACCTAAATGGAAACGTTATGGAAAAAGCGACTTGCCTTTTGTCTATGGACATGGTAAGGTCGCAGTAGTTGTTGAGGATTGTGTGAGTGCTTCAGTTGTAGGTAGTGAAGTATATGTTGGGGTAGCAGTATTGGGTACGTCATTAACCGAATCACACAAGAAGTATCTCTCACGATTCTCGACAGCAATAATAGCACTAGACCCTGATGCTCTACCCAAGATAATGTCTTTTGCAAAGGAACTAAGAGCCTATGTGAAAGATGTCAGAGTGCTACGTTTGAAAGATGATTTGAAATATAAGAAGGAAGATGATATAAAAAACTTAATGAAACTAACCCCAAAGGAGAACCAATATGGAACTATCCCTACTACGTAGCTTGATGAATCAAGAGTTTTATATCGACCATCGTGGCTCTAAATGTCCTGACAGATTATTTAGTAAAGATGCTCGTAAGTTAAAACACACGATTGATTTCGCTATGAATAAATATAAACGAGATGTAACACCTGATGAGGTTGAAGCATTGTTCATGGCGAACAATCCATCTATGACTACTGCACAGAAGCATGGCTTTAGTTCGTTGTTCAACACAGTAAAACGTGAGCAACCTATGGGTAGTGATGTGGCACAGGATGTATTGTCCAAGCTATTCCAGCAGATTATAGGAGAGGACATTGCTAATCTAGGTTTTGATTTTGTGAATGGTACAGAGAAAAGCCTTAGACCCTTACGTGATTTGTTAGATAAGTATAATGATAACTTTCTACCTGAAGTAAAGATTGAGTGGGATGATATATCCTTTGATGCTATCATGGCTAAACAATCTGTGCAGATGAAATGGACATTCAATATACCTGAGATGGCACGTAAGGTGGAAGGTGTAAATGCAGGATACCTTATTGAGGTAGGAGCTAGACCTAATACAGGTAAGACTTCCTTCCATGCATCTATGTTAGTAGGACCTGATGGTATGGCTAGACAGGGTGCTAAGTGTGTTGTGTTGTGTAACGAAGAGTCTTATGACAGAGTTGCCTTCAGATATATACAAGCATCGACAGGCTTTCCTAAAGAAAAGATACAGGCTAACATACATGAAGCCAAACGTATCTATCAAGATGTCACTAGGAATGTAAAGATTAAAGATGTTAGTGGCGAAGACATGTCATGGGTTGAGACTATGTGTAAGTCTGAGAGACCTGATATAGTTGTCCTTGACATGGGAGATAAGTTTGCATCAGGTACTTACAGTAGACCTGACGAACAGTTAAAAGCCAATGCTATATATGCTAGGCAGATAGCCAAGACGTATAGCTGTGCTGTATTCTATATGTCACAGTTAAATGCAGAAGCTG